CTGGAGCGCGCGCTGCTTGTCGAGGTTCGGATAGAAGAACGTGAACGTCTGTCCGCCGCTCGCGACCGTTGCCTGGCCCGGCTTCAGCGAGCCGGCTTTCTTCTGCGGGTAAACCGCATTGAAGCCGTACTGCTGCTTGTCGTTCCACGACCGCACGACCACTGTCACGCCGCGCGACACCGTCAGCGTGCGCTGGAAACTCATCTGCTCGACGTTGCCGGCGACAGCGCGATATTGCGACGTGCTCGGCGCGATGTTCGTCCAGACGATCGGGTATGGCGCAGAATTGGGATCAGGTGGCGGCCCGAAATAGAGCGTCTGATCTTTCACGTAGACGTTGAAGCCTTCCTGCTGCGCGAGGAACGAGAGGATGTCCCATTCGGTGCGCTCGTCAGTCAGGTTGACGTGCTCGATGTCGTAATACGCGCCCGCTTTCGTCTTCGTCGCCGTCACACTGGCCTTCAGGCCGCGGCGTGTGGCGAGCGTCGTGGCGATCTGGCTCGACGTCTGGTTCTGAAACTTCTCCGTCGTCTTGGTATCGATGAAAACCCGCGTGAGGTCGCGCCCGCGCACCGTCACGACGTCGGTCGCGATGTCGTAGTCGATCGTGTCTGCCTGCCCGTAGATCAGCTTAGTCAGGTCGCTCGGCGAGTAAGCCGCGATGTCACCGGGGAAGCCCGCGAATATCTCGATGAACATGTCTTTCTGGTTGCTGAACCAGTTGACGTCGGTCGCCGCCGGCAGCGATGCGCCGATGAAGCGCACCGAGAACGTATCGGCGGACGAAAGCGCGTTGTTCTCAACTTCCCAATCGAGCCAGCCCTGCGCGAGGTTGCCGTTGATGCGGACCGCACCGCGCGGCGCATTCGCCAGACCGGCCGGCTGCGTCACGAGGATGCGGTCGACATTAGGCATTCGCTACTCCGTCCGCGGCTGCGGCGTTATTCGTGGGCGGCAGCGCGATCGTCTGCGTGCCATTAATCTGCGGGTCACCGCCGAGCGCCGGGTTAGCGCGCGAGATAGCCACCCATCCGGTCGCGTCCTTGTAATACTTGGCTGCGACGTCGTATAGGTTGCCGCCCACGACGGTGATCGTCTTGGACGCCGATCCGATCGTGCCGATATTCGTGCCGATGCGCGACAGAACGCCCTGCAGGTTGAGCAGTTGCGGCTGTTGCGTCATGGTGTTGACCTGCGCATTCAGCTTGGCGACCTGCTGCGCGATCGGATTGTTCGGCACAAGACCGCCAACCGTCGCGACGCTCTGCAGCGTGTTCTCGCCGGCGGCGATCAGCGTCTTGACCTGCGCCTGCGCTTGCGCGAGCGGCGTCAGCACCGTTTGCAGCGTGCTTTTTGCCGCCGTCGCGAAGCTCGACACCGCGCCGATCGCCGTTGTCAGCGTTCCCATTGTCGATGTCAGGCCGGCGTTGCCGATCTTCGAGCAGATGCCGTTCGCTGTCGAAAGGTCTGAACCGATCAGCGTGTCGATGCCAGCGGAAGCCGAGGGCCCCGGCGCAGCGTTGTCTGCGACGATCTCGCACCGAAGCCGGTAATAAATCTCGTATTCGCGCTCGAATGACTCGACAAACTCAGTCACAACCACCGCGTAGCTGTATTCGCTGAACGTCAGCGTGACCATCTTCTGCGCGAGCGCCATCTGCTTGAGCGCGCGCGCCCGTTGCAGGGCGTTGGAACCGAGCAGCATGCCGGACCACTCGAGCGGCGCCGGGTCGTAGCCCATCATGTTGACCGCTCGCGCCCCGCCGACCATCTTGTGAACGACGGCACGAATGGCCGTCGTCATGGTGATGCGCTCGGGCACTTCATATTCGGCGAACTGGAAGTCGCCGAGCTGCAACACTACTGCCATATCAATGCCCCGTATTGAACTGCGTCATCGGGCTCACGGCCGGGTTGAAAAAGCCGGTCCCGAGCGATGTGCCAGACTTGCGCACGATCGTGTCGACAACCTTCGTGTGAATCGGCGTGCCGTCCATTACCGCGTTCACCGTGACGTGAGTGCCGCCGCCGGCCGTTGCAATGTGCGGGCTCTTGCCTTCCATCGCGGCGAGTCGGCTCTGCGCGTCTGGCGTCAGCTTTACACCGCCGCCGTCCTTATAGCCGTCGATCTCGCCCTGCGTCATCGGCCGGAACGCGTAAGCCGCAGCGGCCAGCGTGCCAATCGCCAGCACCGCAATGCCGATCGGGCTCGCCAAAGCACCGATTGCGCCGAAAAGCGACGCCTTCCCTGCCCCACCGATCAGTCCGGCGATGCGCGTCAGGCCGGCAGCGCCGCCGACCGCCTGCATCGCGAGCGCCAGGCCAAGCCCGCGCATGGCGGCCGTCAGAACGAGCACCGTGCCGCGGATCATCAACGCGCCAGACAAGCCGATCAGCGCATACGACAAGGCGCGGAACATCGCCGGATGCTTTTGAATCGTCTGCGCTAGACTATCCAGCGCGCCGGCAAGCTTCAGCAAGCCGCTCGTGATGACCGGCAGGTACAACGTGCCGAACACCGCAAGGAAGTTCTTCCAGGCCGCCTCAGCCGCAATCTCGGCGCCTTCCGGCGACTTGATGTACTGCTGGTACGCCGAACTGAAGCCCTTCGCGTTGCCGAAAATGCCCGCGTCTTTCTCGTACTTGTGTTGGCTGGTGATGAACGAACCAATGAAGTCGGACGTGTTGCGGTTCAAGTTCCGCATGACGATGCCCGCGACCTGCTCGTCGGTCAGGTTCATGCCAAAGCGCTCGCGGATGCGAGGCGCGACCACCTTCTGAATGAACTCGTCGGGCCGGCGCGTAGCCATTTCGACGTATTGGTCAGGCAAACCGCCGACGATTGGCGTCAGCATGTGCATCTTGCTCAGTGACGCCTTGATGGACGGGTCTTTCTGGATGGCGTCGTTGATCGCCTGTTGCATCAGCTTCGCTTGCGGGCCAACGCTCACATCCCAAAGACCGAGACTCGTCAGGAAGCCCTTGCCCTTGTTGTCCATGTGGCCGCCGAGCAAGCTGCTCACGTAGGTCATGGACCCTGTGCCGGCCGTCGGGCCAGTTTTCGCTTGCATGTACGCCGCAAATTGTCCGTAGAGGAACTTCGGGTCAAACAGCGTGTACGCGAGTTTGCCGGTCTGCGACGCGTGGAAGTAATCGTTCGGACCAACCTTGCCGCCGGATCCGAAATAGACCTGCGACATCATGCCGAGCTCACGCTTGAACTCCGCCGGGTTCTGCGCGACGCGGTCGCCGCGGTGCTCAAGCGCCTTCACGGCGTTGTAGACGAGACCTTCGACGGGCTTGCCGTCGTTCTGCACGCGCGCGGCGATGCTGAACTTCTGGAAGTCCTCGCTCATGCGCAGCGCGCCAGGCAAGTCGCCGACCGCCGTGTGCAAGTCGCGGATCAGTGCGATGTTCTCGCCGATCGTCGAGCCGAGGTTCTTGTGCGCTAAAGCCTGCGCCTTGGTGAACGCGAGCTCGTTGTCGGCTGCCGACAGGTTCAACACACGAAACTTCTGACGCTCCTGCTCGAGCTTCTTGGCTTCCTCATACGGGCCTTTGAGCATACCGGCGATTCCGGCGCCAAGACCTAGCATCAGGCCGCCTTTCATCGCCTGTTTGTTGATACTATCGATACGCTTCTGGAGTGCGGCAGCTTGCGCCTCCGTGCGCATAAAATCTTTTGCCAGCGCAGCCAGCCCCAACGCAGCATGGTTGATAAGGCTGATCTTTACGCCGATCTTGAAGGCTTCGAACATGAAACGCTCTCTGAAATATCGACTGCAGGAATGGGCCGCGGATCGCTTTCAATCCGTCCAGTACCCGTCCGTTAGATCGATGAGTGACGCCGGCAGCCTGCAGGCGCCGATCCGGTTCGCTCATGCGATGCCGCTCTGGCGCCGCGTGGACATCTTTCTAATCAGCCTTGCCGGGATTGCCATCAGCGGGATCGTGCTGTTTTTCCTCTGCGTGATCGCTTGGGCGCTCATCACCGGTTAATCGATCTTCGTGTCGTATCCGAGCGATTGAGGGATGCTTCCGCGCCCGAGCAGGCCGGCAACAAACGCCTTGCCGAGGATGCGCTTGATGAGCGCTTCGTTATGCAGCACGGCCGGCCCGAGGAACGGGCGCGGCGGGATCTTGTCGGTTCCAAGTTCCTGATAGACGGCGATGTTGCTCGTCGAGCCGATCGTCGCCTCCATTCCAGAAACATCCTTGCCGATCGAGTCGCGCATCTCGCCCGTCCGCAGCAGCGGTTCATCTGGCGAATATCCATGCGCAACCCGGTCAGCAACCGTTGATTCAGCGAGCGGGCTCCACGCGGCGAACGGGCCAATGGCCGGCTGATACGAGCCGATCTCGCCCTTCGCGGTGTCCCTGACAGCCGTCGCAACTTCATCCAGCCCGCGGCGCAGCTCGAGCGCGACGGCGACTTCAAGCGTCACCAGGTGGCGCGCGAACTGTCCAAGGCTTGTGAACTCGTTCATTTCGGTTCCTCAAATTCCATTGTCGAGAAATTGAACTTGTGCCCCTCGAACTCTGAGAACTTGATGGCGAAGGCCGCGCGCGTCACGTCGTCAAGCGCAAAAGCCACATCGAACGGAATGCCGTTCTTTACAAGCCAAAGCGCCTCGCTGATCGGAACCGACCGCGCTAGTTTTTTATTTCTTCCTTCGCGTCGTCGGCGCTCTGGCCGGAGAAGTGCTCATGCACGCCCTGCATCACCGCAGCAACGCCTTCCTCGTCGAGTCGCGTAATCAGCGCCTCGATTTCGCGCTCGCTGTTCGGCTGATTGACCTGCACGCCGTCGATCTCGACGACGTAGGTCAGCGGCAAAACCATTTGCACATAGACAGTGTTCTCGGCCGACTTGCCGAGGATCTTGACGAGCCGGAACTGAGCCAGAACGCCCGGCTTTTGCAGGGCAATCGAATGACCGTTGTCGGACTCGATGACCACGCGAGATGCGGCTTGCTTGACGATTGCGGCGCTCGGCGATTCGCCTTCGGCCGGCTGCTTGACAGTGATTTTTGCCATGACTTTTTGGTGAGAGTTTTCGGGAGCGGCCGACGTTCAGCCGGCCGCGCGCTGCGTTATGCCAACTTCAGGCGCCGCTCAGCAAGCCAGTCGACGGTCATCTTCACCGTCTCGTCGCCCTGCGCGTCACCCGGGTTCGGGAACTTCAGGATGACGTTCGTGAACTGGTATTGCGATACCGAGCCATTCACTTCTGTGATCGTTTCGGTGATCGTCGACGTCAGGTTGTTCTGACCCGCGTAATACGCAGCCTCTTGAGCCGCGAAGTAGTCGTCGACTGTGCTGTCCTGGCGCTCGATCTCGAACGAGCCCGTCCAGCCATCCGGGAACACGACGTGACGCGTGCGCCCGTCCAGCCCCTTGATCTTCTTGTCGACGAGATCCTGCTTCTTCGAGAACTTCGTGACGAGGTTGAACTGCAGCGGGCCGCTCGGCGTCTGCACGGTGACGGCGTAGTCTTTGCCGACAGTAAAGCCATTTACAGGCATGAGTCGCACCTATGGAAAAGAGAAGGCGCCCGAAGGCGCCCTGTGTGCTATGGGAAAGTGCGGCTGTTAGCCTGCCGACGTCGCGCTCGACGACTTCACGACGACCGTCTGACCGCCTTGCAGGTTGATGACGAAGTAGAAAACGATGCTCAGGTACTTGACCGTCACGTTCGCCGTCATGTAGCCGTTCGAAACCGCCTGCGACGGGTTGTTGTTCGCGTCGATCTGCACCGTGAACGGCACCGCTTGCGGGTTGTTCACATCGCCGATGTAGCCGATGTTCCAGAGGTTCGACAGGAACGCCTGAATCGCCGACTTCGCCTCATTGCGCAGCGACGTCGTCTGCGGCTTGCCGATCACGTAGCCGAACGCTGCTGCGAGCGTCAGTGCCAAGTAGTTCGTCATGCGCGTGTAGTTGTCGCCGCACGTTGCCGGGTTGCTCGACGCGTTCTTGCCGGTCTGGCACGAGAAGTAATTGCCGCCGGGGCTCGGGTTCGTGATGACGTCTAGGCGCGACGTCGAGACTTGACCGATTTCCGCCATGCTGTAGGCGTTCTTCTGCGCGACGCGCTGCGTGCTGGCGATGCCGAAGATCGGATCGTTCAGGCTCGACAGGTGCGGCGCCATTGCTGCTTGGTTCGGCGCCCAAAAGGTCGTC